CTACCTGCTTTAGTTCATTTTGAATATCAAACGATTGCCAACGGTCAAACGAAACCATTCCAATATTAAACCCAAGTCTACGAAGGTTTTGAATCCACTGCTTTACTTCAGATAAGTTTACTGGCCCTTCTACTTTTGGCTCCCACCATGCTACGGCATCAACTACAACTATTGGTGCTACCTGTTCATAGTTATTGATTACCTGAATATTTACCCACTTATCTACATGAGCAATTGCTACTGCACACTTATCGTGCTTCTGTGCAAGGTCAGCGTGGACATAGTAAACCTTATTTGGATCTGGCACAAATGATTCATCGAATCTTCTAAAGTTATCAATTGGATTTCTTAGTGTCATGCACGCTGCAACTTTGTCTGCCTGCTTAAAAAAAGCATCAGACGCAAAGGTTGGAACACATGCAAAACGCATCATTGCATCTCCTAGGTCAGTCATAAAAGCAATCTTAAAATCATCAATCTTTCTTGTTGGATTTACTTCCCATGTTGGTCTCTTTAGTGCAAATACTCCTGGATACTTGTACGATGTAATCTGATCCTCATCCCATGTGATATCAAATTTATTTGATGGATCATCTTCTGGTAATAATGGATTAATGATAAATGTGTGAGATCTTTCAACAACTTCTTTTTCTGCAACAACAGCATCATACTTTTCTGAAATAAAGTCTCCTGGGTATCTAGGGAAAGAAAGTAAAACAACCTTTCCAAGATCTGGGAAACGGGAGTCTACTGATCCACGGAAGGCTTTGTAGATATTGTCAGCAGTCTTTCCCTGCTCATTACCTGTATTAACTTCAGATGCAAAGCCAGAAATCTCATCGAGCACTGCAAGCAAAAGGTTTAGTCCCTCATGAGATTCTCTTTCAGAGTGACCAGAATAAACAGTTATTGATTTGTTAAACTCTACTGAGTCTGCCTTAGCATAAAACTTACCAGCAAACCAAGGTGATCTTTCAACCTTGCTCTTAAAGCCTTTAAAGAAAACATTCTTTGCCTGTTGTGCGTTAATAGCAACATTGATTAGGTCGATAGCATCTCCAGAGGGCTTACCAAAGTACTTAGCAGGATCTTTTAAACATAATAGTTTATACACAATATAGCAGCAAGCAACAGTAGATGTAAAGTCTTTTCCACTACCCTTACCTAGTTGAAGTATGATCTCGTTTTTTGTATATTTTTCATAGTACCTTGTTCCTTCAACTTCTCCCAGTAAATCTAGCAGGTCTTCTTTTTTATAAATTTGACTCATTGCTTCTACGATATCGTACTGGATATCAGACAGTCCTGGCTGGCCTAAGAACTTTTCGTCTTCAACAAAAGTCTTTGCGTCTACAGGCTTTTCCTCAAAGTGACTATCCTTAAGTGCTTCTAAAAAATCATTAAAATCAGCCATCGTGAACTACCGTTATGACTTCATCTCTTTTGGCAATATCAGATAGCCTTCTCATAATCTGATCCCTAATCTCTGGATGCTCTGAGGCAATATCTTTTAATATTGACATAAGTACCATCTGTCTATTTTCAATCTCTACCATCTCTTCTGCAAGTTCTTTGTTTTCTAATAGACCAGCCTTCTGCAGCATATCAATACGCTTAGACTCAATGTCCATAACAAGTTTAATTGCAGCAGTCTTTGCTCCTAGGTTGTTAGTCATAGATGCTTCATCGATAACTTCGTAGGACCTTGAGATTAATTTGCTATAGTGTGTGTCTGCTGCAGCAAGTGCTTCTTTTGCTCGTGCACGAATTGCTTCGTTAGCAGAAGCCATCACCTTCCACTCATTAATAAGTTGAACAACTCTTGTGCGTGGAATTGCTAATTGCTTTGAGATTACTGTTGGATCGTTTCCTTTAAGGTATTCCTCAACAACACGATTAACCTCATCTAGGTGCTCGACTAACTGATTATCGGACATATCGCCCTCCTCCAACTAAGTATTCTTTAAACATTATATCAGCCCAAATATCATGATATCCCCATCCATGATGCTGATTATCTCTTGCAGTAAGAAAGAACTCATCAATATTATCTTTATTCTTTTCTGCATAGTCGTAAATCTCTTCAACAATGTCATGGTTTTCTAGATACTTCATTGAGTTAATGTCTGTCTTTTTTATTAAATAATTAGTTTGATCTACATAAGAGAATACGTACAACTCAATGCCCAAATCTTTACAGTATTGCTCTAGCATCATTAAATACTGATATGCATATATTCTTGTTTCTTGATTTCTTAAATTTCCTTGACCACGATACATACCATGATAAAAATTATTCATTGTTTTATTATCTATGTCTTCAACAGAACCCTTTAGTATATCTTTTCTATCATCCCTAAGGGCGTAATGCCTATTAAGATCTGGAAGGTCTAAAAATATTACATCTGGCTTTCCGTATATACTAATATATTTAAACACGCTAGAAATAATGTCCATGATAGATGTTCCTGGCTTACCAAGATTAAAATAGCCAGAAACTTTTTCTTTTTCTGAAATCATTTTATAAATTTTATACGACCAAGTTTCTGTTGTATAAAGTCCCACTCCATATGTTACGGAACAACCAGAGAATAATACGTGTTTTCCATCATGATCTTTAGTAAACTCATCACACCTAAACATATCTTTGTTTACTGGGAAGGAATCTTCTTCCCAAGAAAACTCCCTGGCCCATTGCATATTTTCTGATGTATTGTACTCTTTATTGTCAGACGATAAGTCATTAAGAGCATCTTGTGGCATAGGCCATCCGTCTAGTTCTTTTTTAAAAGGTGCTTGAACCTTTACGTTTGTAATAAAGCCAACTTGGTTTGATGGTCTGTTGCCATCATGCATAATCTCTGGCCTATCCATTTAACTCTCTTGCAATCTTTAGAAGAATCAAATATCCAATAAGATCATCAATGTCGTTGTCTCCAATAAATGCACCACCACGAGTAATTCTAGACAACTTGTCATCAATACGAACATGAAGTTGTTCAACATTATCTGATGTAGCAAAAATTCTTACTGGGTTTAATGCACTATCACCGTATGATTTATTCTTGGTGATTAGCATTGTTTTTATCTCATCACATACCTGAGAAATTGTAAACTGAGTCTCTTCACTCATCGTCTGTCTCCCAATCAAATGCTTCTGGAATTCCTTTTAGTGCAGCAAACGCAAATGCAAAACCAACAGTACCTGCTACAGCAAGTGCTACCAACGCTTTTTCAAATTTACTCATCGTTTTGACCTCCTTAATCCAAACTTAGCAAGGTATACGTAAATGGTCTCTAAACTCACTCCGCACTCCTTTGCAATCTCTTCTGGAGTCTTTTTATCCATAAGATATCTCTTACGCATAAAGACTTCTGATGTATATAGTTTAGCAGCCATGGCGTTAATTGTCAACCCCAATTGCTTTTCCCCAATTTTTCATGGCCCAGTGACCAATGCCACAAGCATCAGCCACGTCATTATCAGTAATAGTCCTATCGTATTGAACATTAATAAACTTTATTGTTCTTTCTTTACGAAGGTTTCTTTCGTATGTCTTTAGCCATGAATCAGACTTATCTGGGTTCTGGGCTTTAATATAAAACTTCTCATCTTTAGATATTTTTTTATTACCGATAAAGTTTTGCCAAGTAATTGGAGACACTTTGCCAATAACCCTTGTTCCAGTTTGACCTGCTGATCCAAGAATAGCGCCTTGGACTAATGCTAGGTCAGCAGCAGTCTTAGGGCTATTCATGAATACAGTGTGCTCAATAACTATTGCCTCAAATCCACCGTAGTAGTCAAAGAATGCTTTTACTTTTTGTCCTGCATCCATAACCTTTTCATAGGTGTCATTACCTTTAAAGTTAATCTTACCAACTACACCCAAAGTTTTTTGTTGGGTATCAAATAAAGCAAAGGCAAGGCTATTGGTACTTGCATCTATGGCACAAATTGTTTTTGGAACCATTTCAACACCCCACTTATTCTTTACCATTAGAAATAATCCTGATCTGCTTTAGTACTTTTGAAACTTGGCTTGGATTTATATTACACCTACCGCAAAGAACTTCATCATTAAAGATTGAAAGTTCTTCTTGGCAGTTTTTACAAATTCTTTTTTTACCTATTCTTTTTTGCCTTCTAGAAATAATATATCTTGCTGCAATTTTTTCTTTTGTTGCAGACTCTCTACATTCTACAGAACAATAGATCTGATAAGATATTGTTGTAAGGAACTCCTTGTCACACCAACTACAATGTTTCATCAGTCAAAGGCTCCAAGGAATTTATTTTTAGTTCCCCAACCTCTGCTGACGCACATGCTTTTTGAATTGGACAGTTCTTACAGATCTTTGAATTAGATCTATAATTCTTCTTAGGTAAAGTTCTATCTACCCAAGCCTTTCGAACTGTTCTCATCCAATCAAACGCCTGGTCTACCCACCTGCGGTAATGATCATTAACTTCTACTGGCAAAAGCAATAACTCATGATTATTTTTATTCTCATAAATTAAAACAGCCTTAGCCTTTTTTAGAATCTTCATGTATATAAGTAACTGGATTAAGTGACCAGTCTTTGGCTTCATGTGTGCCTTTCGGTACTCAAAGCCTTCGTTCATCATTGTTTTGATTTCGCCAAGTAATGGCTCTCCCTGCCAATTAAGCATTACGTCTCCGTAACCAAAGATTGGTGGATCAGAATACGTAATCTTAAACTCTGAATCAATAAGGAAATCTGGAACGTTGCCCATGGCAGACTGAATTCTTTCATGAGACTTTGTGCCTGCAGTCATATTCGCTGCTCCGTAAGCATCTGCGTTATCTTCAAATGTTTGACCATCAAAGGCTAAGTACCAATATCTTGGGCATTCTCCATGGCCATAAGCAATCGTTGATGGAGCAAATGTTTTCTTTTGAGCATGCTTGTCTATTCTATTTACTGTATAGCCAGACTTAATCATCTCTGTTAAACCATCAACATCCATTGGATGTGCTGGAGCAACTTCTTTTTTTACCATTATTTGTTGCAATAAACTTTTTGTCATTTCATAACTCTTTTCTATTACTATAAGTATAGCAGATTATCGTGTGATATATTTCAATGCTGAGACTAAGTTGTTGATTGATTCTGCTGCTGTATAGTATAAGTTTTTCTTTCCACGATCAGACTTATCTACATTTGCCATCCATGTTGCCTTAAATGCCATCTTTGCTGCAATGGCTTGTAGCCTTACAATTTCTACTGTTGCCACATTAAGAGGAATGTCTGGCTTAATGATTATTTTAGCAATAAAGGTTAGTGCTGTTGTAAGTTCCTCATCCTGCATATAGTCTGCAATTTCTACAAGACCATTGACCATATCTATAGTTGTTTTTTCTTCAATCATGCTATTGCTCCATTTTCATTTTCTGGTATTCCAATTTCTAATCCCTCTTCATGATATTGTGCCCAAGCACTTTGAAATTCTGGATGATTGTTCAAAGAGTCTACATAGTTTTTCCTTTTTTCTGTATTGAGGAATTGATCAATAGGATTGTCTTCTCCAGTAAACCTATAGTTTGTTGGTGGACAATAGTCAAAACTCACAATCTCTAAAAACTCTCCAGGCTTCCACTTTCTTTTTGGTCGCCAGTGAACCTGGTTTACTGCACTAAATACAATTGCATCGTTTGTTTTTAAATCAAAATGCTTTCCAGAAACAACAAGTTGCCAGTCATCTATGTTTGCTCCTATTTGAAAATTAAATGTTACAAGGTTTTCATCAGCATCAATATGAGGTGGAAGTGCTGGTGCATAGTTATTATCACCATACTCAAGATCATACTTTATATAGTTATAATGACAAAGTTTTATTTCTTCGCTATAAAATTCTTTTGCATATGAATCCATTACTTCTTCGATTTCTTTTGGACAATCAAACTCTACTAATTGTCTAGACATATGAACAATCTTTTTTGGATCGTATCTTGATCCGCCATGATACATTTCTTGATCTCCAGGAACAACTTGGTAGTCTGCCACTCTATTCCTGTTAGCCTCAATTGTATCTCTTAAAAGTTTTATTTGAGACTCAGTAAATGGATTCTCAACATACAAAGGAAGTTCTTTGTTGTACTTAGCAAATCCAGTTAGGTATTTATGTAGTTCAGCCATGTTAGTTCTTCTCTCTATATCGATGTTCCTGATGTTCGTGATTAACATTAGATGTTATTCCTGGCGTTTCTTTCCAGGCCTTGAACTTTTCTAAACCTTTTTGCCTCATAGCATTTATGTGATCAGTTGAAAGTACAGATGGTGTTGCTGGCTCAAAATGCATAAAAATTGCTTCAAGGAATTCTCCCTCGACAAATTCTCTCTTAGGCCTCCAATGAACCTGATGCGTTCCAGAAAATGTTAACGCTTCATTGTCCTTCATTAAAAATGTTTGCTCTTCTTCCCAGTTATCAACAACTATGTCCCACTCTACGTTAGATCTAATTTGGTAATCCAGAGTAAAACGTGGGCCACCGAATGCCTCATCTGTGTGTGGAAACAAAAGTGGATTAAACGTATGCTTGCCACAACTAGATGTTATTTTTTCATATCTTGAGAAATTATACTCTTTAAGTATTAGTTTTTCTCCAGCAACTGATTCTGCTTTAGATGTAAAAATATTGACTATCTCTTGTGGTAAAACAATGTGCCAACTATTAAAAGACAACTCGTTGTGAAAGTCTTGACTAGTTGTTTTATTAACAATATCAAATACTGTATTTATTTGATCTTGTGTTAGCAAGTCTTTTAGTATAACGTTTGGTAAGTTTTTTCTCATTATCTATCTCCTTTAACTCTATTATACACTAAGCCAATTATTTGGCTCTGGCTGATTTGATATACCTGTCTGCTCACGTAGCCTATGAGACCAGTATTCCAAAATTTCTTTTTGATTTTCTGACCAAGGCTTTTGATCGACATATGCAAAATGTGCAAAGATCATGTCCACCTCATCTTCATCAGACAAGACAAGATTAGACCTCCAATGAACTTGCTGTGTACCAGAAAATACCAATGCATCTTTTACGTCAAATACAAATGACTCTCCCTCTACAACTACTGGCCAGTCTACATTTTTATTTAACTGTATATCTACCGTCACTCTTTGCCCATCAAGTTTGTGTGTATCATAGTGAGGAAATAGTTTTGGGTTATAACCAAACTTATTAGAGTATCTTGCAAAAGAGTATTCCCTCAAAACCACACCTTCTCCAAGCCAATCGCTGACAGACTTGCTCAATCTATTTTCAAAATCCTTATTGCTTAGAGTCCAGGCCTTATGGCCAGCAAACTGTTGTAATAAAAAGTTATCTGGTCTATCCTCTACCATCTTGTATACATTTGCAACATCAGAGTCTGTTATTAAATTCTTAATGACAAATGGCTTAAAGTCTCTATTGTCGACATGACCATTCTCATAGGCTTCGTTGTATATTGCTGGATCAAAGTTATTCATACTCTTATTATACACCTTTCACATTTTTCACTGTTCGATACCCCGTTTTCTCCAAAAGGTAAACAGCATTTTAACAAAACTTCCGTCTTCAAAATCTCTAACTACTCTTCCATGTTCCTGAACCTTTGGCCACATGGCTACTGCAGAATTATCTTTTAATGGGTATTCCTTGTTATCAATAACAATTGGCCAGTCTACATTCGCAGATATCTGATAATCAAAACAAAGATTATCCTTGTTTCTGTCTTTATGAATTGGTAGAGACATTTCTCCATATTTTGTATTGTACTCGCAGTAGACTGCTCCAACAATTGAGTGCTGGCCATGATCTTGTTTTATAACTCTGCTAAATGCTTTTGTGACTTCCCTGGGAACGGGGAACAACTCCAACTGTACTCTTCCTTGCTCAAGTCTTATAAACTGATCTGTATCTAACTCACCAGAGTATCCGTCAGATTTTATCGGTATATTTTTTATTTCTCTTCTAGATAACTCTTTATCTATAGACTGCTGAAGACTGAGAACAAGTTCTTCTGAAAGAATATTATTATAAATAGTATTAAACATTTTAGTTTTTACCGTCTTTTATTAACTGTTCCAAAATAGAAAACTCTATAACTGCAAGTCTAACTTTTGTATTTGCTTCACCTATAGCAATAATTATTGCAGGATCATTGCCATTTCTAATTGCATCTGTAGTGGCTTTTGCCCAGACATCTTTATTAATAGTAAAAGATTTTCCGACTTCTTTAAAGTCTACAGTAAAGTTTTCCCAAGATGCATCACCTTTGTGTGTGCCACGTCCTGAGTTCTTGTGCTGCTTAGCACCTATTCTTTTACTTTCACTCTTCTCCGTCAAAGTCTCTCTTCTTTCTTTTTCCAAGATACACGGTTGTTAAGTGTTTTTCCTTACACATCCAAGTAAGAGTTTTTGTATCAGCATAACATCTTAATGTAGGAACAACCTGCTTACATGTATGGCATGGCCATTTGCCTGGATATACAGTGTAACTAGCCATTTAACTTAGACTTAATTGATGCTTGCAAGTCAAGATCCTCTCTAACACGATTAACAAATGCTTCTTTCCCTTGCACCTTTGATCCGTCAGGAAGTATGTACCAGGCGCCAGTTCTTTCGACAATACCATTTAGTTCAGCAGTAGTAACAAGATCACCGATGGTGTCAAGACCAATATCATCACCTCTAAAATAAAAATCATACTCGCCAGATTGAAACCCTGGGGAGGTTTTTGAGAACTGTAGTTCCCAGCGAATAGTTCTTCCAATTTTTTCTTCAATTAATTTATCTCCTACCTTGATCTTGCCCTTAATTGCTTGATTGTCTGACTCTGAAGAAAAGAGTTTAATAATACATGAGGAATAAAACTTAGTAGCCTGACCACCAGAAGGCTGCTGGCTAGTATACATAGCATTAATATTGTTACGAGACTGAGAAATAAGAACAAGCAGAGTTGGCTTAACTTTATTGTTTGCATAGTTAAGCATTTTCCATGCGTTACTAAAGTCACGGGATTCTGCTCCAATCTGCTTTGTATTTTCTAATGCCTTCATCTCATCTGTATCTTTTTCAAAATAGATTGCTGGAAGCATTGATGTAATAGAGTCTACCACAATTAGGTCAACTCCTGCATTCATTAGTCCTACTCCAACATCAACCATGTCACTAATAGTTCTTGCTTGTGAATAGATTAATTTTTCTGGATCTACCCCAAGTTGTCTAGCCCAGTCTTCAGAATATGACATTTCAGAGTCAATCCATGCACACAACTTTCCTTCTGCTTGTGCTAGAGCAATCATCTGAAGGCATACGGAGGACTTTGCAGAGGACTTTGAGCCCCATATGAGCACTTGTCTACCGTATGGAAGACCGCCTCCCAGGGCACGGTTTAAACCAAAACTGGGCGTAGGCTGATATTCATAACTAACCCCAACCCCGCTTCCAAGTCGTTTCCTTAACTTGGGATCAAGTTGTGCTAATGCTTCTTCAATACTAACTGACATGTACATCCTCCAATGTTACTGTTCCGTCTTTTGTCTTTCCAAAATCAAACTTATATGACTTTCCTTCTTCTAGCGTCATATAGGCTTTTGCAAAACTTGTGGGGAATACCGTAACAGAATGAAGATGTCTACTAGTATCTGCTAGCGTTAGTGATGCCATCTTCTTTCCAGCCTTAGTAACCCTTGGCTTAAAAGAAACAACAAGCATCTCTTCATCTTTGTATGGTAATTGTTTGTACCCTAAAAACTTAATCAGACCAGTCGTAGATCCTTTTATGGAGTCGACAGGCACAGCAGAAAGAATCCGATTATCATTAGCAAGAATGATATACGATAAGCCTGCTTCAATAGTTGTTTGTTCGTCATCAAAAATACCTACACTTCCCGTTTTATCTAGTACTTCAACTCTGGACCAGCCAGCGCCTCTCTTAATTGACTTAACCATTCCCATTAAAATGTAAGATCCCTTTTCCTCAAAATCTTCTATGTCTTTTATAAAGGCATGATAGTGTGCTGGAACTGAGATATTAAACTCTGGTAAATTTAAATAGTCGTATAAGTTTTCTTTAATTTCTTGTTCATCTCTCGGATTATCCCTGAATGTTGCTGCACCAATAATTCGTAGTGCTTGAAGAGAACGAGAGTTAACTCCATTTCCCTTAGTAAACGTAAACTCCTCAAGTTGAGCATACGAATCGAAAGGTCGTGCTGCAATGTACTTTTCAGCAATTTTATCGGAAATATATTTAATGCCAGATAGACCAAAGCGAATACCTTTACCCTCAATCTTAAAATCAATATCTGAGTCATTGATGTGAGGAAGTTTAACGCTAATGCCCATTCTCTTTGCTTCAATAAGATATTCAGTTCTTGCATCTTTGTCCTTTTCATTTTTTAGTAGTGAATACATAAACTCTAACGGATAGTGATACTTTAACCACGCCGTCCAATACGAGAGCGTAGAGTAAGCAACCGCATGAGACTTGTTGAACGAGTATCCTGCGTGTGCTTCAAAGTCATGCCAAAGATCTTTTGCTTGGTTAGGTGAAATGTAAGCAGACGCACCAGATACAAACTTATCCTGAAAAACATCAAACTCTTTAGCATCTTTTTTCTTTCCAATGATCTTTCTAACTTTATCTGCTTCCGACATGGACATACCGCCAAGCGATACGCATGCTTGCATAACTTGTTCCTGGTAAAGAATACAGCCATATGTGTCCTCCGTAAATTCCTTTAATACTTGGTGTGTGTAAGATATATTTTGACGACCATGCTTACGATCAATATAGTCTTTACCAATAGTATTCATTGCACCTGGTCTTACCAGAGCATTTGATGCTGCAAGTTCGTTTAGGTTCTTAACGCCCATCTTAACAAGAAGGTTTGTGTATGGTGCTGCTTCACATTGGAATACACCCTTGGTGTAACCATCAGATAGCATTTCATATACACGAAGATCATCCATAGGAATATCCAGTGGATCAATTAATTTACCATCTCGCTCTTTAATAATCTCTAGTGCATCTTTAAGTACACTTAAAGTTTTAAGTCCAAGTGCGTCGATCTTGATGAGACCAATCTTTTCAGCCTCTTCCATATCAACTGCGACAACAGGAATACGCTCATCGCTACCAGTAGAAGAACGTGTCTCCATTGGTGCGTACCTAAAAATAGGATCTTTACTAGTGACAACACCAGCAGCGTGAATGCCAGTACCCCTAATGCGACCACGAAGTTGTTCTCCATATATTTCTACCTCTGGATATTTCTCACGGAATTCCCGTGTTGTTTTTGATGTACAATATTCATCCCAAGTATCTACAAGTTTTAAAACCTTGTTTACATCTGTTAGCGGAATATTCAATACACGAGCAACATCTCTTACAACACCTTTATCTTTAAATGATAAGAATGTAGCAATAGATGCAACGTGTCTGTATTGTCTAACAAGATAATCTTTTACTTCTTCACGGCGTGAATCTTGAATGTCTGTATCGATATCTGGAAAGTCATTTCGTTCTGGATTAATAAAACGAAAGAAAAGTAGTTTATGTTTTATTGGATCAATGTCTGTGATTCTAAGTACGTAGCATAGCAATGAACCAGCAGCAGATCCACGACCTGGACCAACCATGATTCCTTCCTTCTTTGCCCAAACAATCATGTTACGAACAACCAAAAAGTATGGACCAAACTTTTTATCTTTAATGACCTTGAGTTCTTCATCAAGTCTATCTAGATATTCTTGATCCCCCTCATGTCCACGTTCTTTTAATCCTGCAAGTGCTAACTCTTTAAGTTCTTTATCTGGGTTCTTATATTGAACTGGAAGTAAGTCTAATCCTTCTTGAATTCCATATTCCCCAACCTTGTCTGCAATCTTAAGTGTATTTGCATAAATATCTGGTCTATCAATACCTTGGGCTTCCATAGCAGACTTCATCTCTTCATAAGAAAGAAGGTGAATATCAAACTTATTAAATGTGATCTGTCTGTCTTCTCCATACAAATAATCTAAGCGCTTCATCATGTCTGGTTGCTTTTTTGACTTTTCAAACGTATGCTCTTTGTCAATCTTGACATGTGTATTTAAAAGAAGTTTAAACTCTTGAACCTCTTTTTGATCTGTTGAACTATGGTGGCAGTCTGGTGTTACAACAACCTCTACTCCAAATTCATCTGCCAAAGCAATTAGTTGTTTGTTTATTTCTTCAGGGTTGTGTGGCATTACCTCAATGTAGTAATCATCATTGAATACTCGCTTAAACCATTCAATATGCTTTTTTGCAATTGCGAACTCGTTGTTCTCTAGTGCTTTTACAAGCACACTACTTGGACAAGCAGAAGTTACTATGATTCCCTCTGAGTATTTTTCCAATACCTCAAAGTCAAACCTTGGCTTTTTAAAGAAGCCTTCTGTCCAAGAAATTTCACTAATTTTATTAAGATTTTCTAAACCAATTTGGTTCTTGGCGAGAAGGACTATATGGTTGTAGATTAAATCTAGATCTCCGTCTCTTTCAGACTTATCTCTAGTATCAAATCTATCTTGACACATATAGCCTTCTACACCAAGTATAGGCTTAATACCCTTTGCTTTTGCAATACGGTGCAGTTCCCTATGCCCAGATAAAGTACCGTGGTCAGTGATGGCAATTGCTGGCATCCCTAACTCAACTGCACGGTCAATGTATTCTTCTGGAGTAGCAATCCCGTCAAATAACGAGTAGTGGGTGTGTACGTGTAAGCCTACGTAAGACATCTATTACCAGTCGATGTTTGTACTAGTAACAGAAGGTGAATCAAACCCAAAGAAGAATGCTTCTTGCTCTGGATATGGAACCTCACGAACAACCTTTTCTAGGTTGAAAAATTCAAAGCCATCCCATGCAAATGGTTCTGCATCTGGCTTTGATGGTAGAAGTGTGTAATTAGTTTCAGTTCCCTGACCATTACGCTTTAACTTCCACTCAAGATTTGAAACGCTTCCTGTATCAAGAGCGTATTCACGAATGTTATTAAATGCCGATTGCTTTGAAATGCCTTGAGACCATACAGCAATGTATGGATCTTCTGTGCCATCATTAATCAACACGTTGCAGTAAAAGCGAAGACGTGCACGCCATCCTGACTTTGGTTCCTTCTTTGCCATTTCGCAACCGAAGCAACGGCCTTCTGAGTCTACTGTGCAAGCAGCCTTGCGCTTGTAGTCCTTTGGGTTTGTATGCTCTGCAACTACAACAGAAAGACCACGGGCCTCTGAATAGTTTGCTGAGTCTTGGTCTAGTTCTTCTACAAATCGAATCTTTGCAGATTGTGCATCCGCCAGTTTAACCCAGCGAACTTTCTGTCCTGTTCCTTCATATTTTGGTTTTTCGAGCAGGGCGTTGATATCTTTTAATCCCTTAATTACGCTCATAGTGTTCTCCTTTGTGTTGTGTATATACTAGTTTAGCATAGACATGATAGATTTGTCAAACTGGAAGTCCAACTTCTTTATTTCCTCATCAGTCATATCGCCTATGTCTTTATATTGTTTATCTAATTTAATAACAGAAACACGAGAACCAAGTTTTTCAAGTATCTTGCTTTTCATGTTTCCTCCTGCCTCATCGTTATCTGCAATAACAATAATGTTATTGAAATACTTTTGAAGCAATTCTATTTGTATGTTTGATACGTTTGATCCAAGTGTAGCAACGGCTGGAAAACCTATCTGATCAAGTCTGATGGCATCAAAGGATGACTCAACAACATATACTCGGTCTGCAGTCTTTACTCTGTTAAGGTTAAATAATGTTTTTGATTTTGGTAGACCAGGAGTATTCTTAAATTCTTTTCCTTCAACTGATCGACCAACAAATCCAACAGGCATGCCATCTGGACTATGAACTGGAACGGTAACCATGTCCTGCTTATCTGAGTAACCTAATGAAAACTTTGACCATGAAGTTGCTTCAAGTTTTCTGTATCTAAAATAATCTTTTGCTCTTTCAGACATAAGCAAATTATTATATAACCTCTTAAGAATTAATTCATCAAACGCAACAAAGTCTGGCTTTTTGTATAGTTGTTTGTTTACTTCTTGCTCTAAGTTTCCTTCTTGCTCTTTATTCTTAATAAATCTAACAGACTCAAAATAGGTTCTTCCAGAAACATGCATAACCAATTCTACTAGATCTGCAATCTTGTGACATGAGAAACAAAAAAATGTTCCATTGTTCTTGTCTACTTCTCCTGCTGGGGTTCTGTTGTTTGCATGGAACGGACAGAAAATAATATAATCAGAATCTACTTCTGATTGAACGTCTAGACCTGCTCCTGTGATAACTCTTTGGATTTGGTCTTTGGTATAACTATTGCCTTGTTTACGTCTATTCCTGCTATCCATTCGCTTTTCCTTTTCCCTGCGTATACTCCGTGTATTGATAATTCAAAATTAAAAGATTTCTTATTCTCATTGTAGTCTATCGTAAAAACTGGCTCAATGTCAAATCTAGGGACATAGCCAGATAGTCGCATCTCAGATACGACAAGTCTAATGTACTCCCCTTTAAGCCTACCAATAGCAGAGTCATCGTGGATTACGCCATCCAGACTAAACTTTTTAATTGGCTTGTGATGATAATTTGCCATACATTAATTATACCCATATGTTTACTTATCCTCAAAGTCTTTGTATCTGTAGTATCCCTTGTCAAAATCGCATTGAACTAGGAAGTCTCCCATGTATCCATTACGGTTTTTACGGAAAGCACACTCAATGATATCACTATTCGTTGCTCGACCAAGTGCTAGAACCCAGTCAGCATCGTAGGCAATCTGTCTTGACCAAGCAGTTTGTCCAAGAGTTGGCACACTGGATAGGTCATTCACGTCATCTGGAGTTGCAGACGAAATAGCAATAATGGGAACTTCTTCACCAATAGCCATAAGTTTAAGTTCTCTTGAAAGGTTCTTCATTCGTACCGTTTCATTATCTGCTTTTTGATTTGGGCTCATTAACTGCAAATAGTCAACAATTACAAAGTCTGGCTTGTACTGGTCAATCTTTCCACGTAGAACCGAAGGAGTAATTTCTCCACCCTGATCATTTGAAATAATGTGAAACTCTGGCTTACCAGCAAGATTCTTTGCATGCCAAGACTTTAGCATATCCATTTCAATCTCACCATTAGAAATTTTTCTATGAGACCAAAGGCCTTCACCCATAATTGTAAATACACGATTGCGAACTTCTGTCTCAGACATTTCTAAAGAAATAATCATTGGTGACTTGCCCTGCTTCCATGCCTGCACTGCAAAATAAAGTGCAAGCCATGACTTACCAATTCCTGGGTATGCTAGGAATACACCCAGTTGCCCTGGCATAATTCCAGCAGGCAGATAATTATCAAATCCTGGAAGCCCAGTCTTAATACCAGATATACCAAGAGCCTTTTGCTCTTTAACGTTTTCAAAATACGCAATAGCAGACTCTAGATCCGTAACATCAATGTCACGTATTGCAGAAGTATTTTTCTTTAACTCTGAAGTTTTTGTAATTAGATTATCTAAGGCCTCATTGCCATTACCAGACTGCACATCTGATGCAGCAGTTCTAATTATATCTTTTAGGCTGTCATTCAGGTATTCAGTTTGAAGTTCCTCTAGATGATGCTTTGTTGCTCCAATACCCTGAATTGGCTGGAAGTCTCTAAATTTGTCTACCACAAGATCTAGTGGAGGCGCAGAACTATTGTGCTCAAAGTAGTTGCGAATAAATGTCCAAATATCGTTGTGTGTTCTAAGAAGGTTGTCTACATTTGCTTGAAGAAGAACATGGATCTGTTTGTCAGTTAATACGGCTGTAATTAACTTTGCCTCTGTATTATTCACTTAGCCACTCCTTAGCCATTCGTCTACGCTCTATTCTTTCTTTTTCATCTTTTTGTTTGTCTAGTCTTGCTTGAAGTATTTTTTCTGCATTGTACGCAAAGTAGTTCCAAGAAGGAGACTGAGAAACACCAAAGTAATACTCAAGTAAATCATAACACACTCCAATGCCATAGGACTCTATAAGGGCGTCTGATGCCCACTGCTCTACGTTTAAGTTAAGTGATGGCTTTTGCTCATACCGTGTAGTATGAAACTTGCTGTAGCGTGATAGCAAAGCCATTCGGTCTTTGCGTTCAGCCATTACTCGTTAATTTCAGACTTTGCTTCGTTAATCTTTTCAGTTAACTTATCTTCTACAAACTTATACACACGCTCAAATGCTTCGTTTGTATTCTCGCCATCTCGCTTATTATCAATGATGCCAAGATCAAGTCTAAGTGACTGAAAATTGCCAAGGTTTAATGTGTACCCAAGTGTTACGGATACTTTTGTTGGTTCATTCGTTACTACATAATTGCTGTCTGACATTTTGTTTACCCCTCCCAAGGGATTAGTTAATAGATTCACTCCAGATAGGAATAAACCTACCATCTTCTGTTCTCGTATATGTAAGTATACCATCCCCCATTCGACGTGTCAACTCTTGTCTATTGGGTGTAATATCATTTGTAATTAAATTATCTTTTCTTGGTCTACCAATATGCATACTAGCAAGGATATCACGAATCTCTTTTAC